CTAGTTCTTATGGTTCGATCGTAACCTCAACTAGCTTAAAAAAACCGTTCGTTAACTTGCTCTCACAACATATACTAGTAAGATAAAATTACAGGATTACTACTGTTATTGTAGAGTTACCTATTAAAAATTCTTCCTAATTGATGCCCTTAGAGACTTGATATTAGTTGTTAAAATTATGCTAATATCAACCCCACTAAGGGATTAACGAAAAGCCAAAAACTTAGCTAGTGGTATTTCACTTACGTAGCATTAAGAACGTTTTCTCCCATGTGATATAAAAATATATATATTTATATATCGGCTGGCCAAGAAACACTCGTAAGTGACCCTTAGTAGGGGCTGGATTTAAATTCGTTCAATATTTGATCGAATTTTCCAGGTAAGACGTGTTGATCTAATACGTCTTGTAATATTACTCCCTCATTTCTATAATTGATTAAATCATCATCAAAAATTATTTGAATAAACTTTACAAAGTTAGCATGTTGTATAGTTTCTTTATTCAAGATTCTTTCATCTGATAAAAATCGTCGTATAATTGATTTATATGCTGTGTGAGGGATATACACAACATTTTTGATACCTTGTGTTAAAGGTGTTATTGTTCTGTCTGAAGTTGTTCTTTCAACGTTCACATCGTCCATCCTTAAATAAACCTGTATCTGGATTTTATTTAGAGGTGCTCTAGTACTCGGTGTCTGAGATATAACTCGCAATAATTCCACCAGTAAGGAACCAAAAACTGGATCGGTTTTCTCATTGGTTAGAATTGGTTTGATAAAATTAACAAATCTAGCAATATCTATTCCTCCTACTATTGCAGTGGGCGAGTTAGAAGGATTGATACTATCGTTATTATTCGTAGAGGGTTTTCCTCCTAGTATACTACCTACTAAACCTCCTATACCATCTCTTACTGTAGTAAGTAAACCTGATAATATAGGTCCTCCAATACTAGAAATAGCACTCGTAGCCAAGCCAAGTATAGAGCCTAAACCAAACGCTTTAGCTGCTACTTCATCAACCATATCTCCAGGTAAGGATATATGAGCAATATCTGCAGCTATATCAGTTGGAAGTCTTGCAACAATTTTATACTGTCCTATACGAGGTCCAAAGGCTCCTGCACTTCTTGGAATTACTTGTGCAAATCTTTCAAATTTTTGAGTTATTTGATTAGTTGTTCCGTCTCCCAATTTATCGTCTATAACAGATAAATTTAGAGGTATAGCAATTGGTTTACCGACTTCGACTTCTCCATCATAAGCTAAAGTCCAAAATTGATCTTGATCTAGAACTTCTTCTGAAGCACCTCCATTATTAGCTTCACCATACTCAAAGTCTCCCGCCGCTGGTGGCGCGAAAGTGTTTCCGCTAAATCTATTACTAGATGGTGAATGATACTCATTATCATGTACACTATAGTAACCATTGTCACTATGTGTCACTAGTAGATCATTACTCAGCTTTATCAGATCGTTATTTTTATTATCTTTATTTTCTTCAGCATCACTACAGAGATCAAACATAAAGTTAGAAAATCTCTCCAACGATACTGGAATTGAACCTATCGGTTTAGTTGGAGCACTAAATTGAGTATCACCATTCCTTATTAGAATCGTCATAACTACATCTTTCGAATCAGCATTTCTATTTAAACCCAACAAGCGATACATAACGGTGTGTTCTGCATTGAATGTCCTCATCCACGCGTTGTTAGCATCTCTCAGTCTGGTCTCTTTAGGAGATACAAAAACATCTGGTGTTATAGGTATTATAACATTGTCTCCAAAAGAAACAAGATATCTAGAGGAAAGTGGCAAAGTAGAATCAATAATCTCCACTACACCTGCAACTTGTTGTGGTCTAGAAATCTGTATTCTCAATTGTAGTGTCTGAGTATAACCAATATGTCTAGGGCCTGAATACCATAAATTTCTTTCAAAAGCTAATCGTATACCTTCTCCGGGTTTACCTACTTGAAGTGGATCAATTTTTAAACTCACTAATTTACCTACATCCGCTGCTTTTAGTGTATAATTACCAAATAGGAACCACCTAGAAGAAACAATAGATGTTTGTTCTTCTTTAGTCGCAGTAGTCCCTGGTCTTGGTACCTGTGGTCGTGGTAATTTGCCTTCAGTAGGTGGTTCTAAGACTATTTCAGGTATTTGATTAGTTTCAATATTTTGATCAAGTTCAGCCAAACCTTCTGCATTTATATCTTGATTAGCAGAGTGAGTAGTTAAACCAGATTGATTATTTTTAATAGTTAATTGTTCAATTTGCTCAATTCGGGCAAAAATATCCCTAGCTGGTTTAATTTCATCGGGAGGTGGTGGAAGTTTAATCGGCATAAAGTTTAATCCTTTAATCTCTTCTCCTTTAGTAGGATCTACTGGCATGTAAGCAGTAAAAGATGCATTATGTACATAACACCACACAACAACTGATAGCGTTTCTTGCACAGTTTCAGTCGTATTACTTGCTATATTAGTTATTTTCAAAGATAGACCGCTCTGACCAGGTCTTCCTAAATCCATAGGCACAACACTAACATCACTATTCCACGGTACAGAAAATGCTATAGTATTCACACCTTGAGGTTTCCAAACAACTCCTCTAGTAGTAGTAGTTTCATCAATTTCAGGAGCATCTGCTCGAAGAATCACAGCAGTACCTAAAGGACAAGGCACGTGTACAACCCAAATCGCATCAGCTTGTATATATCTATACATATTTGAAATATTTTTGAACCATGGCGATATAAGAGGATTAATTATTCGACTAGATCCAACAGGTGGTAGTGGTATTGTCATTGCTATAGGTGTTGAGAATGTGTCATGCATAGCACATGCTCCCAGTACATGACTAGGAATTCTAACCTCTCTTTTCTTTCGCAAATCGAAAGCTTCTATTTCCTTTGGAAAATGTAATAGTGAATATTTAGAAGATGTTACTTCTGCGGTAATATTACCATCTTTTATAAATTCATCATAACTCGAAAGTAATGATGATAGAAAAACCTTATATACACAAGGTTGATCATAAAAAGTAGCCGAGGCTACTGTGTCTTTTATTTCTTGTTTTTCAGTCATATTTATAATAATTTAGCTAGTTTCCTAGTAGAACTAAGTTCCAATATTATGGGCAATTCCGCTATACGCGGTCCAATCAGCTACTCCTTTTGGTCTCCAATATATCCATGTAATACCAGTTTGTATTCTATAGATACTTGGCCACGCTAAAACTTCAGTAGAATTTTTAGCATATATCTCACCTTTACCCACTAAAGTCCAATTCGGAGGATCTACATTTGTTGTATATAAAGTCACACCATGAACCTGTTGGTTAACAAAATAATTGCTATTAGGATAATCCCAAATTATTCGAAGTCTAAATTTAGATGATCCATAACTACTTTCCAAGTAGATTCCAGTGTGTGGTGACAAAAATTTATTATACACATTAGTCATATCGTTTTGTAATTGTTTATATTGATCTTTAAGTTTTGCAACATCATTAATTAGTGTTTGTTGTCGATAACCGAGTACAGCTACTTCAGATTTAATATCTCTTATATCTGAGTCCATTACTCTAATCTTGGTTTCCAATTCAACAATTTTGCTATTAATCTTCGTGATTTCTAATTGTAACTCCCCAACAGTAGTCGTTAAATGAGTAATCGTGAGATTTACTTGTTCAATTGATTTATCCGTTTTAATTTTGAACTCATTAAAAGATTTCTCTAAAGATATCATCTCTGTTCGTAATTCATCATAAAGAATTTCGAGAGCAGCTAATCTTTTATTGACACTATTAAATTGTTTATTCATTTCATCATAATTGTTATCAACTTCAACAGATAGTGAATTTAACTGAGCTTTAGTTTCAGACAAGAGTTCACTTATAGTTACTACTTGCTTTTGCAACTGATTGAATTCATTAGTTAAATATATTATCTGTTTATCCAGTTGATGACTGGCATCTTGCAACTCGTAAATATCTTGTTGCATTTTATCCTCTCTTTGAGAGTTTCCAGGCACGCCTTCAGCGTCTAAAACTTCATACAAAGTACTGCCTGAATTAAAAATTATATCTCTAATACTCATATCTTTGTTTCTTATATTTATCTATTGCTGTTAAATAGTCTACGGTCAAAAGTGGTTCTATAAACCGTAGTAAAGCCTCATCCTTACACTTCCTCAATTTTTCTACAAATTCATTGTAATAATCTTGACCATGTAATACCGCTTCTTCAAAAATTCTACCTTTTACTAATTCGTACCATATATCAAATTGAGTACTTTTAACCCTAGTCCAAACAAATGGTGATTCTAAACTTCTTTTATTTAATGGCATAGTCCAGATATCATGTTGAAAAACAAATTTTCTTTTAAGGAAAGACAACTCACTAAATGGAACTGTGTTAGATATAACTGAACATTTAGAGCCTGGTGTTACCACCATTCCCATTCCTTCGAGTTGTTCTTTCATTGATACAAAATTATATTTATCAACAATTCTATCACTGATTGATTCGATCTCATCATCGCCAAATCCAATTGATCTTCTATTCTCTCTAAAATAAGCTAAAGATAGTTCGTTCAAAAAGTTAAATCCCGATTCTTCTAGATTACTATAACCATGAGAAGCTATTACTATCTTGCACCATCCATAATAACAAGCCAATTCTCTAGCAATATTATTATCGATAGTAGTCTTAACCTCTCCACTACAATTTCCTCTATTAGTTAGAGATATATCTTTATACTCCACAACTAAAGTGTCTACACTTTCTAAACCTGAAACTTTACGTGCATAGTACCAAATATCATCAGGATTCTTTCTTTGTATCACGTTAGCTTGAATATTATTAACTTGTAGCAATAATTCTCTTCCTAATCTTTGATCAAAATTTGTAAAATCTTTATCAGAATAATTTGGAAACACATTTAAGTGTTCTACGAGAGAATTAACATCCAAGCTATGTGGATTCATACCAATAGCAGAATTTAGATTTAATTTGGCTTTAGCATACGCCTCTTTAAAATTGCCAAATAATGCCAAATCATATATTACTTTATCAATAGGAATCATGTGAAATAATCTACCTCTTCCTATTTTAACGTAATCTAATTTAATTGCAGCATCTTTCAGTTTAGCATTACTAAAAGATAGTAATCTAATTCCTTTTCGTCCATAAAGAAGTTTGTCAACAACTCGATCCTTTAGATACTTACCATCTTCGTTATTAAAAGTTCTATGACCGGTCTCATCAATATCTATAAAATCAGATTTAAGTGGTTTTATTTCACACCACGGTATTCCCGAAGCTTTATTTAATTGAATTCCCGTCACATGTTCATTATCAGCATCGCCATTAAGTGCTTGCTCTAGTAATTCTTCTATATCACTAGGTGTTGAAGTGATGTTTCCAATTTTTGCGACCATCTCATCTTCTAGTTGTCTACTACAAAATTCTAATAAATCTATATCATATTGAGGGATTGTTTGACTAACAGGTTCATTCAAGACTTTTAATAGAGAGGGTTCACCTAATCTATTAACAGGTAGAGATACCTCTATTCTATCATCATGAGGAGAAAGGGGAGCCGGTTGTAATTGCTCTTCAAATTCATCAGCCCATGGACTTAGAGCCCAGTGGGACAAAGAAGGGTTAGATACAGGTGTAGTTGAAAACTCATACTTTCCAATAAAACTAACCTCTGGTCCCGATGCCATATCAACAGGTTGTCCTTTTACTATAAAATCCATAAATCCATCATTTTGTAAAATACATGGTATATCTTTAGCAGTATGAACCTCTAAATCGTCCCAATTATTAGCAAATTTTTCTTGCATCGTTAACTTCTCTTTCCATAACATGGTGCCAAAATCACCATTAAAACTACTAGCAGCATAAAATCCTATTAAGGAAGGATTATGTCTAGCAGTGTAAGAGAAAATTGGAGATCCACATTGACCATCTTTTTTGTACTTAGTGTCAAACTCAATTTTATTTATTTCTAAGTAATCTCTAACGACATTAGGTTGATTATTCCAAAATGAATAACTTGTAGGTTGTCCCATAGTTGTTTGTATATTTAATAGAACTTGTAAATCATGAGTCCATATAAAACCCTTGCTACCTTGAACTTGTTTCTTATAATCTGCTTCAGTTAAGAGATGAGGAAGGATCGAACGATACACTTCGTCTATTGGTATTACTGAGTTACCAAATTTCTTTGCTTGACTATATGGTAATATTCTTAAATACGCCTCATCAGTAATAGCTACAGACGCGACTACTTGAGCAATTCTATATTTATTTACTTGCTTCTCACCAGGTTTCCAAAAGGCAACGTAAGTACCAACTTTTGAAAAAGCATGATTATTTGTTATTATCATATTTTTATGAGTAATCCCATACAATTGATGTTTAACAACTGGGTCAATTTTATCCAAAGGTAATACAGATAGTGAAACCATATGAAGATCTTTGATTTGTTTAGCAAAGTCTACACTTTGAGTAGAACTATGAGGTTTTATAGTAGACTCACATCTACGTCGTATTATAGCAGCTTTATCCTTTTCTCTAAAGAGAGATCTAAACTCTCTAGGTGTTATATCTTCTATAGAGTCAGAATCGATTTTATTAACTAAATAAATATCAATAGAACCAGATTTATCACCATCATCATAATACATAGTTGCATCTATGTAGTACTCTTCTATATTCAACTTACTGATAATAGAGAAGTCAACCTCATCAAGTATATCCTCATCATAACTATAACTATATTTATAAGTTAGTTTAAAATAATTTTTACTATCAAGAATGTGAGGTATTTGACCTTTTCCATGAGATTTTAAAGTCCATTTATTTTGAATTAGTGGGTCTGGCATATCTTTATACTCATAGCTATAATAATCATTACATCCACTATGACTCGAGTATCTAAATAGTCCAGAACCATTCATGTCATTCAAGGTCTCTAACCATTCAAGTTGAGCAAAATTCTCTTTCTTTCCATTCAAAACCCATTCTATTTCATCTGCGGGTAGCTCAGTCCTACAATCATCAGTACATTCGTTTAATTCTTGATGTAATTGAATAACTTTCTGACTCCTTTTGACTTGTCTTCTATGCTTCGTTTCTCTCATCTGACTATGTGAAGTGGTTGAATCGGAATTTTTCTTTCTGAACAATAATTCATAAATACGCCATAGAGCGTACCCAAATAAAGATAAAAGACCAAACATAGTTGTTTGTTGAACCAAATCACCTGCTAAATCTATAAAACTTGTAATCCACGGACCAATATCTATACCAAAGAAATCAAGAATTCTTATCAGTAAACTTTTTGTATGATCTTTAAAAACTTCAGTGATTTTAGTAAATTTATCCCATAAAGCGGTTTTTATAACATGAGTATAATTATATGCATATAAACAATTAGCCATAAGTGATTGATTTTCACCAACCATATTTCTTCGTATCTGTGTTATTTGTCTGAGCACCATCTCGGAGTATATAATACCACAATAGACTAAATGGCATGGCATTCCAGCTCCCAACACTGTTATAGTATATCTAATTAAGTTAGGGTTACTAAGAAAAGTTCTACGCATTTCTAAGAACATATTCATAAGTGCCTCCGCATCATTATAGTACCCTTCAACAACATATTTATTAAAGAACATACGTATTTTATAGAATAACATATTATCTTTCAACGCCTCTATTATAAATTCATTAAGAGCTATAGCTTGAGATCCATTATTTAATGCTGGCATCCATAAATATTGAGTTGTTGTAGACTCATCTTCTATCACAACAGCTGGAAAATATTGGAACTCTTGAGGAGTCACGCCATCTTTCCATGCCCAGACACTCAAAGACTTAATGAACTCGTATGGTTCTACAGTACCTAAAAATTCTTCTGTACACTCCTCGCCTGTGGCAACGTGGACCAAATATTTAGCCCAAGGATAGAAGACTAATGAATTCTCTATTTTCCCTGCCCTAACTGCATTTCTCAACGATGAGAGAGTTGTTAAAGTGAAGTTATTGTGTATAGAAGTATGATCAATAGTAGGTGTAACAACCTGGAGTCTATTATTCTCTCGAAATCTTCTATAAAGTAACTCGGTATTATCTTCATTATTATGAGTAGTAACAATATCATCAAGAACAAACTCCCTATCTTCATTCTCAAGTTGAGATCTAAAGGTAGTTTCATTGAAAGCTAGAGCATCTACTATTTTATTTACAAGCTCATCCAATGTAATAATAGGACCCTTTTGTTCATGGTTGGGAGACATTATAACACTATGCATAGTGTTACATTTCAACTCTAAATGTCTAAAAGAAGAGTCATACAAACCATTACTAGTATCTATATCCGATATCTTATCACAATGCACTGCAAACTTAAAACGTTGCCATACAGCTTCAATATTATTTATACTTGAACTCGCATTAGGGAGAGTATTAGTTGAAACAATCGCAGCCTTAATATTAAAAGGCAACCCTTTCAAATTAACATGTGCTTGAACCGTAGATGTAGCACTTCCAGACATAAAGGAAAGCCATTTGAGATGATCCTTATTAGACTTATCGCAAAATGCATCATCTTCATACATCCATTCATCTCCATGATAATTCTGATCAAAATCATCTCTTTGTTGACAACTCCACATCGACCAAAATTTCGAACCTGGAAAAAGATCAGGATATTTATTACTAGCCAAAGTGTTAACTCTTCTCTTAATCTCTTGAGCGAGAGTAGTTTTACCAACTTGAGAAATTCCGTACAGACAAATACCAACAGGAACAACACGAGGTTTTCTTTCAGTTACTAGTTTAACTTGTTGTAATTGTTTAACTGATTCATTCACAATAGTTCTAGCTTCTGTTACAACTTCTTGTAATTTTAATTTTGTTCTATCAATCTCACGTAATTTCCTTAAAATTTCCTCAATATCTTGTTTATATTCTTCAATTCTCTTCTTTCCTTCTGGTTTAATAAATTCATTACCAGTCATAGCTAAACACGTACCAACCCACTCATAATTTGTTCTGACCTTACAAACACTCTCTGATAACTCTTTAATCAGAGTAGCTTGTGGATCGGATATTAAACCTAACTCCTTACCAGCCTCAAATACTATTTCATAAATAGATTTTATAGCTTGAGTGTTCATATGAGTAGTTCGTAAAAAGTGAGATAAATCTATTCCAGTAACTTGTTTACCTGCTAAAGAGAAACCCAAACCTGCCATATTTACTAATTTACTAATATCTATATCAGAATGAGTGTTGATAGCAGGTCTTAAAGCACCACCTGTTAGTTGGGCTATTTTACCTACTACGCCATCAGATATGGACGATTCTAACTCTAACATTGAACCAATTTTTATTATTTCTTCTGACACACTCATAACAGACTTAGATTTAGCCATAGAAACTACACAAGTAGATATTCCAACTTTATGTTTATTAAAACTGTTAGCCACTTTAGTAAATAAATTTCCGCGATCTAATAGTTCGCTACCTATATTTGTTATTCCTGTAGCAACTTCCTCTCTTATTCTATTCATAGATGGAGTTATACTTTCCATAATCAACACAATAGTGTCAGCTATAAAGAAACGAATGACTCCAAATAAGTATAAAGAATAAGCCCAATTCGTACTGACGGATTTATACACACACAAGATATGAATTATAACAGTAAAAATCAAATAAATATACCAGTGACGGAATAATTTATTAATGTTCCTTGACAATTCCATATTCTCT